ATGCCGCCGGACAGCGAGTGGCGGACATGGCTGTTCCTTGGGGGGCGCGGGGCGGGCAAGACGCGCGCCGGGGCCGAATGGGTGCAGTCGCTGATCGACAGGGGGCTGAGGTTCGCTCTGGTCGGGCCGAGCCTGCATGATGTGCGCGAGGTGATGATCGAGGGGCCTTCGGGATTACGGGCCGTGGCGCAAAAGGGCAATCGGCCGCATTACGAAGTGTCACGGCGGCGACTGCGCTGGCCCAACGGGGCGGTGGCCTATGCCTTTTCGGCGGAAGACCCTGAAAGTTTGCGCGGGCCGCAGTTTCATTATGGCTGGGCGGATGAGTTCTGTGCCTGGCGGATGCCTGCGGAGACTCTGGCCCTGTTGCGTATGGGGCTGCGGCTGGGGACACAGCCGAGGCTGTGTGTCACGACAACGCCCAAGCCGCTGACGGCGCTCAGGGTGCTGATGAACGAGGCGGGGGTGGTCACTACGCGCTCGGCAACGCAGGAGAATGCCGCCGGATTGTCCGACAGTTTCGTCGAGAGCCTCAATGCGCTCTATGGCGGGACGCGACTGGCGGCGCAGGAGCTTGAGGGGCTGGTGGTCGATGACGACGCACAGGCCCTGTGGCGGGCGGATGATCTGAGGCGCTGTTATGGCGCACGGCCGGTGGCCTTCGATCAGGTGCTGGTGGCCGTTGATCCGCCCGCCACGGCGCATGGGGATGCCTGCGGCGTCATTGTGGCCGGCAAGGCGGGCACGCAGGCCTTTGTGCTGGAGGACGCGACGGTTTCGGGCGTGTCGCCGCTGGGCTGGGCCAGGCATGTCGCCGGTCTGGTGGCCGATTATGGCGCGTTACGCGTGGTGGCCGAGGCCAATCAGGGCGGGGAGATGATCCGCTCCCTGCTGGTCATGGCCGGATGTTCTGTGCCGGTGGAGCTGGTTCATGCGCGTGTCGGTAAGCGGGCGCGGGCCGAGCCGGTGGCGGCCCTGTATGAGCAGGGGCGTGTGGTTCATGCGCCTGCGGGCGGGCGGTTTATGGCGCTGGAGGAGGAACTGATGGCGATAGGTACTGAAGGCGGGGCATCGCCGGATCGGGCGGATGCGTTGGTGTGGGCGGTGACGGCCTTGCTGATTACGGGGCGGGCCGCGCCGAGGTTGAGCCGGTTGTAGGGCAGGGCAGGGTTTTGCCCCCTCCGTCGCTGGCCAAAATTAAAGAATTTTCGCCGCGACACCTCCCCCGCTTTGCAGGGGAGGATGAAAGAGCCCCCCTCCCCGTACACAGGAAGGGATGAAAGAGGAAAAACTATGATGGATTTGTTTAGAAACCGGCGGGAGCAGAAGCAGTCTAAAGCGCGTACGCTGGTGGCGTTGAGCGGGCAGGGGCGGGCGCAGTGGACGCCGCGCGATTATCAGCATCTGGCGCGTGAAGGCTTTGCCAGGAATGCCATTGCCTATCGCTGTGTGCGCATGATTGCCGAGGCGGCGGCGTCTGTGCCGCTCAGGGTCGATTGTGACGGGCGGCATGACAGTGCGCATCCGCTGGCGAAGTTACTGGAAAGGCCCAATGACGAGCAGGGCGGGGCCGATCTCAGGGAGGCGCTTTATGCCTCCTTGCAGACGGCAGGCAATGCCTGGGTCGAGGCGGCGGGCGGAGAGGACGGGCGGATTGAGCTGTGGGTGCTGCGGGCCGATCGGGTCAGGGTGCTGCCCAATGCCAAGGGCTGGCCGGAAGCCTATGAGTACAGTGTCGGGACGCACAAGGCCCATATCGGGCGCGATGCGCAGGGCTGGCTCAGGGCGCTGCATCTCAGGCTGTGGCATCCGCTGGATGACTGGTACGGGTTTTCACCGCTGGAGGCGGCGGCCTTTTCCATCGACGTGCATAATGCGTCGGGCGCCTGGAACAAGGCCCTGCTCGATAATGCGGCGCGGCCTTCGGGGGCGCTGATCTATGGGGCCAAGGCGTCAGAGCGGTTGTCCGATGAGCAGTTTGACCGGTTGAAGGCAGAACTGTCCGAGGCCCATGCCGGGGCGGACAATGCCGGACGGCCCTTGCTGCTGGAGGGCGGGCTTGACTGGAAGCCGATGTCGCTCACGCCTGCCGATATGGACTTCATCGAGGGCAAGCACGCGGCGGCGCGCGATATTGCGCTGGCCTTTGGGGTGCCGGCGCAGCTTCTGGGGATACCGGGGGATAATGCCTACAGTAATTATCGCGAGGCCAATGCCGCCTTCTGGCGACATACGGTTTTGCCTCTGGTGGAAAAGACGACGCGGTCCCTGTCGAACTGGCTGGAGCCGAAATTCAAAGGGGCGCGCCTCATTGCCGATGTCGAAACCCTGCCCGCCTTGTCGGCGGAGCGTGAGGCGCTGTGGGCGCGGCTTGAGGGGGCGAGCTTCCTTGAGGTGGCGGAGAAGCGGCGTCTGGCGGGGTTGAGTGCGGTCGCGGACTGTGGAGGGGAACATGGGTGACTGGTTCACGGGCGGGATGGTGATGGCCATTCTCCTGCAAACCGCGGCGGCCCTGAGGTGGTCGGGGCGGGCCGGGGCGCGGCTTGAGAGTGTCGAGCGGCGGCTGGAGCAGCAGGCCGGTGTGGCGGAGCGTCTGGCACGGCTTGAGGAACAGGCCATGGCGACGCGGGCGGCGCTGGGGCGGATCGAGCGGAAACTGGAGGAAGGGTGGCGGGGATGACGGTGGTGATCGAAGGCTATGCGTCGCGCTTTTATCAGCGTGACCTCAATGATGATGTGGTCGTGCCGGGGGCGTTCCGTGACAGTCTTGTGCGCACCGGCCCCGAAGGGGTGCGGATGCTGTATCAGCACAAGGCCGAGGCACCGGTCGGGGTGTGGGACGAGGTGCGTGAGGATGCGGACGGGCTTTATGTGCGCGGGCGGGTGTTTGATATGTCGCCCGAAGCGCGGATGGTCTGTGCCTTGATACGGGCGGGGGTGATCGATGGCTTGTCGATCGGGTTTCGCACGGAAAAGAGCCGGTTCGATGAGACGGGCAGGCTCAGGGTGCTGAGTGGCGTGGCATTGTGGGAGGTGTCGTTGGTGACCTTTCCCATGTTGCCGAGTGCGCGGTTTCGGGTGGTCAGTGAAGGACAACTGGCGGCGTAGGGAAGATACCCCACCACCCCGCTGGTAAACCGGCGCGGTCCCCTCCCATTAAAATGGGGAGGTCTGAAGAATAGCGGTGCAGGGAATGCCCCTCCCACCGCTTCGCGGTCCCCAACGCTTGCGAAAGCTGTACTTTCGCTGACGCTATACCCCGTAAACGGGGCGGGAATAGTTCAATGGAGAAAATGATGAAAGAAGTGAAACACGCGGTGGCGTCCACCGAGGTGAAGGCAGCCCTGCATGAGGTTCTGGGGGCGTTCGAGGCCTTTAAGCAGGCCAATGATCAACGGCTGAGCGCACTGGAGAAAAAGCAGGGCGACGGGCTGCTGGATGACAAGGTGGCGCGTATCGAGGACGGGCTTCAGTCGGCGCAGGCGCGGCTGGATCGTATCCTCAGCCAGAAGTCGCGCCCTGATATTGGTGCGCCGGTCAGGGCAGTGCCGGAAGAATCGAAAGCCGCCTGGGACGGCTATCTGCGTTCCGGTCGGGTGACGATGGAACTGAAGGCCGGTCTGTCGGGGGCGTCGGGGTCGGGGGCTTTGGCACCGTTTGAGACTGAGCGTTTTGTCGAGCGTCGTCTGGCGCAGGTATCGCCGATGCGATCTTTGGCGAGCGTGCGCACGGTCGGGGCAGGCGTGTTCAGAAAGCCGGTGTCAACGGCGGGTGTGGTGGCCGGTTGGGTGGCGGAAACCGCCGAGCGACCGGAGACTGATCCGGCAACGCTGGCGCTGATGGAGTTTCCGGCGGCCGATCTTTATGCGTCTCCGGCGGCGACGCAGGCGCTTCTGGATGACAGTTTCATCAATCTGGATGAATGGCTGGCGTCGGAGATCGAGGACAGTTTCGCGGCGCAGGAAACGGCGGCCTTTGTCAGCGGCAATGGCACCAACAAGCCCAGGGGCTTCCTCAGCTATGCCACCTCGGCCACGCCGGACTGGGGCCAGATCGGGCATGTGGCGACGGGCGTATCGGCAGACTTTCCGGCCAGCGATCCGGCGGATGTGCTGATTGACCTGATCTACGGGCTGAAGGCGCAATATCGTCCGAACGCGCATTTCGTCTTCAATCGCAAGACGGCGGCGATGATCCGCAAGTTCAGGGATGGCGATGGTAACTATATCTGGTCGCCCGCGTCTCAGGCCGGTGCCCTGCCGCAGCTTCTGGGCTTTCCCGTGCAGGAGATCGAGGACATGCCGGATGTGGCAGCGGGTTCCTTATCGGTAGCGTTCGGCGATTTCGCCAAGGGCTATCTGATTGTCGATCGGGCCGGTCTGAGTGTGTTGCGTGATCCCTATTCGGCCAAGCCCTATGTGCTGTTCTATACGACCAAACGCGTCGGTGGCGGGGTGCAGAATTTTGACGCCATCAAGGTGCTGAAGTTCGCGGCCTGAGTGCCTGAGTGCCTGAGGCGGGGGGAGGGAGGAATGCCCCCTCCGGCGGGACTTCGCCCGCCACCTCCCCCGCACGCAGGGGAGGAGGGCTTGAGAACAACGTCCCACCGGAAACACTTACCTATCTCCCCCGCACGCAGGGGAGGAGGAAATAAACAAGGAAAATGAAGATGGCTGATCCTGTTTCGCTCAGTGAGGCGAAGCTGTTTCTGCGTGTGTCTCATGAGGATGAGGATGCGCTGATTGCGATGCTGATCACGGCGGCAAAGGGGCGTCTGGAGACGGCGCTGGGGATTGAATTGACCGAGGCGTCACCGGCCCCTTTGAGACTGGCGGTGCTTGATCTGATTGCGCGGGCCTATGCTGTGCGCGGGGAGGGCGAGGTGTCGCTGGAGGGGCTTGAGCCGTGGATCGCCCTCTATCGTGAGGTGCGGTTATGAGTGCGCCCTTGAAAGCGGCGCGCCTCAGGACGCCGGCGAAGCTCTGTCGTCTGACCACTACGGTCACGGCGTTTGGCGGCTTTGTCCTGACGCCGGAGGATCTGGGGACGGTGTGGGGGGAGTTTGATCCCGACATGCCGGTGCAGGGGCTGACGGCGGAGGGCGAAACCCTGATGCGGCAGACGGCGGTGTTCGTCTGTCGCTCAGTGGCCGGGCTGAGTGTCGGCGGGCGCATGGTCATCAACGGTTTCGACTGGGCCATACAGGCCTTCGATGTCGATCAGGACAAGGCGGTGCGCGTGCGCATCGAACGGGTGCAGCCATGAGTGTCGATGCGTTGCGTGCCCTGCAAAAAGGTCTGCTGGCCTATCTGAAGGCCCAGCCGTCCTTGCGGGTCTGGCTGGGGGAAACGGTCAGGGTCTATGACGAGGTGCCGCCGGAGGTGGTCTATCCCTATGTGCGGCTGGGGCGGGCAGAGGCGCGTCCGGTCGGGGGGCTGGGGCCTGAGGCGACCGAGCAGGTGCTGACGCTGATGGCCGTGTCGCGCTTTGCCGGTACGGAGGAGGCCAGGGCCATTGCGGCTGAGTTGCGGGTGCTGCTCGATCAGGCGGAACTGAGCCTTGAGGGGCAGCATGTGGTCAGTGTGCGGGTCACCTATGTCGATGTGTTCAGGTCAAGCGACCGCTATTCGGTGCATGGGCTGGTGCGGCTCAGGGTGGTGAGTGAGGTGGCGGGGCAGGGGTAAGGTTAAGCCAGAGGCCCCACCCACCGCTTCGCGGTTCCCCCTCCCCGTAAACAGGGAGGGATGAAAACAGAAGGAGAAATCAAATGGCTTTGCAAAAGGGCCGTGACATGCTGCTGAAAATCGCCAATGGCGCGACGCCGGCGGTGTTTGTGACCGTGGCGGGATTGCGCGCGCGAACGGTATCGCTGAATGCGCGGACGGTGGATGTGACCGATTCCGACAGTGCCGGAGGCTGGCGCGAATTGCTGGCCGGTGGTGGGGTGCGGGCGTTGTCGGTATCGGGCGCCGGTGTGTTTCGTGACGAGGTGTCCGACGGGTTGATGCGGGAAGTGTTCTTTTCGCAGGCCACGCGTCAGTGGCAGATCGTCGTGCCGCATTTCGGGCAGTTTCAGGGGCCGTTCCTGATAGCCTCACTGGATTATGCCGGTGAGCATGACGGGGAAGCCACCTTTGCCGTGACTCTGGCCTCGGCAGGGGAGGTGAGCTTTGTCGCGCTTTAATCCGGCCAGAGGTGAGGTGCAGGCGACCCTCGGCGGTCGCGAGGTCAGGCTTTGTGTCACCTTGCGGGCGCTGGCGGCGTTGGAGGCGCATTTCGGGGTGACGGGCTTCGAGGCGCTGGGGACGCGGCTGGCGGGCATGGGGGCGGCGGATGCGCAGGTCGTGCTGAAGGCGCTGGTGCTGGAGGAGGTCGAGGTGGAGGCGGTCGGTTTCCGTGAGGCTCTGGCGGCAATTGTGGCGGCCTTTGCGGCGATGAATGCATGACGGTGATGTGGGCCGCGATGCTGCGGCAGGCGGTGATCGGCTGGGGCTTATCCCCTGAAGCGTTCTGGGGGTTAAGCTGGCGCGAATGGGGGGTGTTGACGCAGGCGGAGACACCGGTGCGGCTGGCCCGCGCGGGGCTTGAGGCCCTGATGGCGCAATTTCCTGATGAGGCGAATAATGGAAAATGATTGGCAGGGCGTGGACGGATTGCGGGTGCAGATCGAGGCGGCGTCCGAGGCCCTGAAGGCGTTGGAGGTTCCGGCCAGAGAGAGTGCGGAGGCCATAGATCAGGCCTTTCAGCGCGCCGGTGCATCCGTCGGGCGGTCGCTGGGGCGGGCGGCGGCGGATGGTAAGGTGACGATGGCCGAACTGGCGGCGGCGGTGATTGCGGCGGTCAATGCGGCCTCGGGGCAGGGCCGTGGTGCGGGGTCTTTGGCATCGGTACTGGGGGAGGTTTTTTCCAGTGCGTCAAAGACATTTGCCGGTGCCAGAGCCGATGGCGGGCCGGTTTCGGAGCGGCGGCAGAGGAGGCCATCGAGGTCGAGGCGACATGGACAGGGCTGGCCCTGAGGCCGCGGGCACCGGTGCATGGTCGTCTGCGCGGGCGTTTCGGGCAGGACATGGTCATCGGCTGGCAAAGATGCGCGCGTTATGGCGGGGATAATCTGGAGACGGAACCGCCACTGGATGAAGCGTTTGAAACCTTCCGCCTGCGGTTTTATGATGGCACGAGCCTTAGGCGTGAAACCGAGGTCAGCGGGCGCGAATGGGTCTATCCCGTGTCTTTGCAAACGGTGGATTTCAGTAACGGGGTCACGGGGCAGGCCCGCCTTGAAATTGCGCAGAAATCAACCACATCTCAGTATGGTCCGGCGCTGGAGATAGGACTTGGGGGCTGA